TTATACCCCCCCTTTCTATAAGAAAGGGGGGTGTTCCGTGCGGTAGGACTTGGGGCGGTTGTGCGGGGGTATCGCGCACAAGTCCGTGCAGCGTTCCGTTCCGATAAAGACTAATTTAGTCCTGTTTGGGTTGTGGTGACATGCGAGTTTCCATATATATGATTTTTGATATATGTGATTTTTATGATATGCGGAAAGCTGAATATATGTAGGATGGCTCGGGGGGGGTGGAGAGGGGGAGGGTCGAGGGATTGGGGGGGGGGCCGGTGGCGATGCCAGGATGAGGCGCATTTTCCATCGTCAAAATTTTGACGGCCGAGAGCCATCACCTGGAAGCCCAGTCCGGTCCCTCCTGTGTGTCTTCTTGGTTGCCTGGTGACCGCGTCCGGCTCCAAGCGATCCAAAATCCCATGTCAATAGTCACAATCCTGATCACATTTGGCGGCTGCTATACCGTAACATTATGATATAATTGTACTATTTTGGTAAAGACAGAGGTTATCACAACCTTTGTCCTGTATTTTTGGGTTTTTTGGTGGCTGGATACTGGCGACCTCTATGGCCTGCTTGTGTTGATAGATGCAGCCAGGCGGTGCTGTCCTTGGAGAGACCAGTACCCCCCCGTACCCCCAGACCCCCTGATGCGACCGGGGGCTCCTGTAGAAAGAGTCTCCCCCCCTCCCCGCATTGACCCCTCCATTTTTGGAAGTCAAAACCGGACCTGCCTTATCACCCTCATGTTTATCCCCCTCCCAAAATAGCCAAAAACAAAAATAAGCGCATATGGGATTATTCCTATTACCAAGATATAGTCTTGTATGGGTCGATTACCTATATAGACACCACGGCTTGATTTGGTAGCTTATTTTACGTGTTTCGTCTAAGATGATTTTGTGATTTCCGTATCACAGATAAAATCAGAGTTTTTGTACTGTGTTTGACATCTAAGATGAAATTTTGGTATTGTCGCATCTAAGATGAAACTGGACACCAAACCACAAGACCCTCCCCTGCCAGCCGGGAAAGAGCGCCGGCCCCGCGCTCCGAAACCGAAGGACCACCCGATGGTCACGGTGCGGGAGGCTCGCGCCCTACAAGCGATAGCAGCCGGCAAAGATCCCGGAAAGGCCGTAAAGTCAGCCGGGTATAATTTTTCCCCTGATAACGCCAAGCAATTCGGCGAGAGTCTGAAAAAGCGATACCTGGACGCCAATGGCGAACTCCTGGTGGCGCTGGAGGACGTGGGCGTTGATTTACGGTTTGTGGCCAAGACGATCAAGGAAGGGCTGGAAGCGACCACCTTTGTCAAGACCGGCAAGGACGTGTACACGGAACGGAGCGACGCCAATGCCCGGCACCGGTATTTGGAGACCGCGCTGGACATCATCCCCGGAGCCCGGTCACCGAAGAAGATTGAGGTTGAGCAGTTGACCTTTGAGAAGCGGGTGTCGGTGGTGGAGCGGTTGAAAGCTAACCCGCAAGCCGGGATTGAGATTTTACAGAAGATGATCTCCAGCAAGCAGAGCGTTACCGAACGATGAGCGCTGACCTGGAACAAGCGCTGTCGTCGCTGTCGGAAGACGAGTTGTATCAGATCCTGGCCGATCTGGAGATGCAGCTCGACTTTCCGAAGTACGCCGAAACTTTCCTGAAGGTGCAGACCACGCGGGGAACGCTGATCCCGTTCAAACTGAACGGACCACAGCGGTTGATGTACCGGATCATCGAAGAACACATCCGGCCGAAGCGGTTGGTGCGGTTGGTGATTTTGAAGGGTCGCCGGATGGGGATCTCCACCTTCATGTCCGGGTATTACTACGGCAAGACCAGCCGTTCTCCGAACCGGTACGCGGTGCAGATCACCCACGAGCCGGAAGCGACCGACACGCTGTTCAAGATGGTCAAGCGTTTTTATAACCACCTGGAAGCGGATGACAAGCCGGAAACGCAGTACAACAACACGCGGCTGCTGGAGTTCAACAACAAGGACGGCACCGGGTTGAATTCCGCGTTTCGCGTTGCCACTGCCGGGAAAGAAGACTTCGGGTCCGGTCAGTTGGTGCATTATTTTCACGGAAGCGAGGTCGCGAAGTGGGACACTGGCAACGCCACGCCGCTTTTGACCTCGGTACTGCAATGCGTCCCGAACATCGATGACACCGTGGTAGCGTTCGAGTCCACCGCCAAGGGCATTGGTGGGGAATTTCACTCCCGGTTTTGGGGAGCGCGGTATCGCATCTGGATCAAGCGTCTGGATGAAAACGGCGACCCGGTCATTGAGGAATCTGTCAACGAGAAAGCCCCGGAAGACAACGAGTACACCTCCATCTTCTTCCCGTGGTTCGTGTTTGAAGAAAACCGCATGACGCCGCCGAAGGACTTCAAACTTGACCCCAAAGAAGAGGCGATCAAGAAGAAATTCGGCCTGGACGACGAACAGATGTACTGGCGGCGCTGGACCATCAGCAACAAGAACAACGGCAACGAAGCCCTGTTTGATCAGGAAAACCCGGCCTCTCCGGAGCTGGCGTTTTTGACCTCCGGCACCCCGGTATTTGACAACGTAAAGCTGCATGCCATGAAAGAGACCGCTCCGAAACCGATAGCCCGGTATGAATGCCTGGTAGGGATCGGCCAGTGGGTAACATCTGATGTGGGACGGTTGCGGGTGTGGGAAGAACCGAAACCGGGGCGGCATTACATCGTCTCCGCCGACGTAGCCGAAGGTCTGGCTCATGGAGACTTCAGTTCCGCCGACGTGATTGACCACATCTCCGGCAAGCAGGTTGCGCACTGGCATGGTAAATGCGAACCGCACGAATACGTGGAAATTCTGTTCGCGCTGGGGAAGCGATACAATAACGCCTGGATGGCCCCGGAGCGTAACAACCACGGGCTGTACGTGGTGCAGTGCCTGTTCGAGAAGAGTTACCCGAAGATGTACATGGAGGAAGTCCCGGAACCACCGGGCAAGCCCCGGAAACGGTATGGCTGGGTGACGAGCCACACTACCCGCCCCATGATCATTGACAATCTGATCCGCGAAGTCATGGAAGGTTCGCACGGCATCAACTGCGCCGAGACCTTTGAAGAGATGATGATGTTCAAGAGGCAAATCAATGGGCGCCAGGAAGCGGATGACGGCCAGAACGACGACCGGGTAATGTCTCTCGCCATCGGGAAATATCTGCGGCAAGTACTTCCTCTCCCGGCGTCAGATCCGAGGCCGTATGACAAGAAAGTGAAGGGGCGGGCGAACACCCGCAAGAACCCAGGGGCGAAGGCGTGGACGTGAGAATGGTTTCATTACCCATAAAGACCGCGAAAAAAAAAGTAGTTGAAATTCTGGTTGATAGCGGTATCATAGCGTCAAATTTCACAGGCAGGATCGTTATTAATCTGAACGATGGGGCCTGTTGCGACATGGAGAAGAATGAAAAAGTGAAGTAGAAAGTTACGCCGTCGTAGCCCAGTAATGTAGCTGGTCCAGTCTGTAAAGCTGGCGTCCTCAACGGAACCACCCGGACGATACCGGGAGGCGGCACCATAATACCACAACCCGGTTAAGCCATTCCCGCACTGCGCGGGCTAGATGACCCCGGATTATCGCACAAATCATGTGCTGATAGTCCGGGGTTTTTCCGTTTCTGGAGCACCATGCAAGCTATTCCAATCGACAACACCGGAGTTACCAGTTTCGGACTGATCAAAGTCCGGAATCTGGACGCTCTCGCCGCCGAGCAGGATGCCCGCGACAAGGCCCGTGAAACGCAAGTCGTCATCACCGGGCTGACCGGGTATATCGATTCCTGCTGGAGTGCCGCGAAACAGGCAAAAATTCCGATTGAACAGCAGATGCTGCGCTCCATGCGGCAACGCAATGGCATCTATGACGCCGACAAACTGGCGGCTATCCGGCAGATGGGCGGATCTGAAATCTATTGTCTGCTGACCGCCACCAAATGCCGAGCCGCAGAAGCCTGGATCCAGGACGTACTCGCCCCGATTGAAGACCGATTGTGGACCCTCTCCCCCACCCCCATGGCCGACCTCACCCCGGATCAGGTCGCTACCCTGCAAGATGAAGTTATGCAGGTATTCCAACAGGTCATCTCCAAAGCGGTGCAGTTATTGGGCGCTCCGGTCCCGATTGACGACCTGAAGGCGGAAATAAGGGAATACACCGAAACCCGCCGTGACGAACTGCTCAAGGAAGTTCAGGAAGAAGCCAAACTTCGCGCTGACCGCATGGCGACCAAGATTGACGACCAGTTGGCTGAAGGCGGCTGGAGATCGACTCTCTGGCAGGTCATCAGTGATCTGGTAACGCTTAAAGCTGGCATCATGAAAGGCCCGGTTGTCCGCCGTCGCAAGGTCAAGAAGTGGGCGCAGGCTGGCGGCAAGTGGTCCGTGGTGGCTGAAGACGCGCTTGTGACCGACTTCGACCGGGTATCTCCCTTTGACCTCTACCCGGAACCCGGCTCCAGTGGGCCGGATGACGGTTATCTGATTGAGCGCCATCACCTCACCCGCTCCGACCTGCTGGCGATGATCGGTGTGCCAGGATATTCGGAAACAGCCATCAGGGAAGCCATTAAGGATTATGGTTCCAAGGGAAGACGGGAATATCTCTCTCCCGATAATGAGCGCGCCGTGATCGAATTCGGCACCTCGAACGCCATCAACGACAGCAACAAGATTGAAGCTCTGGAGTTCTGGGGCAGTGTTCCCGGCAAGTACCTGATCGAATGGGGCATGAAAGGCGACCTCGATCCAGAGCTTGATTATGAAGTCAACGCCTGGCAGGTGGGAAGTCATACCATCCGCGCCATCCTGAACCCGGACAAACTGGGACGAAAGCCGTACAGCGTGGACAGCTACGAGCGCATCCCCGGCTCCTTCTGGGGTAGGGGCATTCCGGAGCTGATGAGCGACGTGCAGGACGTGTGCAACGCCGTGGCCCGCGCCATCGTCAACAACGCCGGCCTTGCTTCCGGCCCCCAGGTGGAAGTCAATAAAGAGCGGTGCGTCAGCGAGAACGAAGAAATCTATCCCTGGAAGATCTGGCAGGGCACCAACCAGCAGATGCAGGAAGCCCCGGCCGTCCGCTTCTTCCAGCCGCAAATCGTCACCAGCGCCTTGCTTCAGGTCTATGAGTTCTTCGCCGCCATGTCGGAAGACCAGACCGGCATTCCCCGATGGGCATACGGCCAAACCAACCTTGGCGGGGCTGGAGCAACCTCTTCCGGCCTGTCCATGCTCATGACCAATGCCAGCCGTGGCGTCAAATTGGTCATCAGCCATCTGGACCGCATGGTCGAAGAAGCCATTGAACGGCTGTACGACTACAACATGGTCTACGACCCGGATGAAGACATCAAAGGCGACTGCAACATTGTCGCCCGTGGTTCGTCCTCACTGTTGGCAAAAGAGCAGAAGGTGGCTCGCCGCACGGAGTTCCTCGCCCAAACCAATAACCCGATTGACGTGCAGCTCGTCGGCATGAAGAACCGGGGCAAGATGCTCTTGCAGCAGGCCAAGGAACTCGACCTCGACGTAGAAATGGACGACGAACTGGAAGCGTCGATCAAGGAATTCGCGCAACTCGTTCAGCAACAGGCCCAGGCCCAGGCTGCCATGGTGCAGCAGGGTTCGGCGGATTCCCCCGCGATAGGGCGAGCGCCCACGCCAAAACCAAAGACCCTTGACAATGCGGGCAACCCTGCGGGGGGAACCGATACCGCGCTGAATCAAAACCAGGAAGGCATCACACCGGGAGCGGCGGCATGAGTGAATCATTCAGCACCAGCGGCTTGTTGTCGGAACTGAGCGCCATGCGGGGAGGTAACTTCGAGAAGTACCTTGTCGCATCCCTGAAGCGCACCGAAGAAATGATGCGGGATTGCGCGGACGAAACCCGCCTTCGATGGGGGCAGGGACAGGCGCAATGCCTCGCACAACTCCTGGCTGAAATAGAACAGTCAGACGACAACCTGCATGAGCTGCACACGAAGAGTCAACCTCCGCCACGCAACCACCGGCATGAGGCTTTTATCTGACTCTAGGGATTCGTGCGCCCAGCGTCACATCTTAGATGAAACAACCGACCGGGATACCTGACCCCAGGCCCCGGCGCATATAGCCATACCGCGCAAGCGGCGGCACGCATCAAAGGAACCACAATGGCATTTCAAGACCCCGTAGAACGAGCAAAAGCAGAACTCGAAGAGTTGAAGCGACAGCTCGCGCCAGAGGAGCACCCGGAAGGCGTAGAGGACACCGCTACCAGCGACCCTCAGACCCATACCCCGGACACGTCCACCCCGGCAGAACAGCCGACCATCCAGACACAGGCCCCGGCAGATGACCCGAACGCCGAAACGTGGAAAAGCCGTTTTGAGACGTTGCAGGGCAAATACAACGCCGAGATACCCCGGCTCCATGGTCAGATTTCCCAACTTCAACAGGAAGTGAACACCCTCAAGCATCAGGCCGAAACCTCGCCCCGTAACGATCAGCAGCAGGAAGATGACGATGCCCCGTATCGCTCTCCCTACATTACCGACGACATGCGCAAGTCGCGGGAATACAAACAGATCGCCAAGGAATTCGGAGAGGACTACGCCGAGAAGCACTTTGGAGCCGCCGCGCTGGCCGCGAGAACTCAGGTCCAGCCGGTCGCGGAACAGACTGCCGAAAATGCGCGAGACCGCTTCCACAACGACATCAGCAGATTGTCTCCCGAATGGGTAGCCAAAAACGCTGATCCTGCTTTCGTCGCATGGGCACGGGACACCTTCGAGCCGTACAGCGGCAAAGCCATCATTGACCTACTCAAAGAAGCCTACCAGTCCGGCGATGCCGGCCGGGTAGCCAACATATTCAACTCTTACCAGCCACCGCCTGTATCCGGGCAAGAGAAACCTCCACCTCCTCCAAAAGAAGACCCTACCGTCATGGTCGCCCCCTCGAAGCGCAGCAGTTCCGCGCAAGCGGTGGTTGACGATAACAAGGGGAACGTCTGGACCGCCGCCGAAGCCGACCGGGTGATTGAAGACATCACCTCTGGACGGATCAAGGGCAAGGAAGCCGACCGGCTGCTTGCCGACATCAAGCGGGCGTCCGCCGAGGGGAGGATACTGGCTCGGTAACAGGTCATAGGAGATTTTCTTATGGCTCTTGTACCCAAAGTGTCCGGGTACTCTGACCTCAGCAGCCAGGGTACTACCAACTACACGCCGAAACTTTACGCTCCATCACTGCTGATTGCTTTCTACGCCAAGAACATCGTGGCCGACATCGCCCAGCGGGATTATGAAGGCCAGATAAAGGGAATGGGAGATACGGTCATTATCCGTACCCGCCCGACCATCACCACCCAGAAGTACAAAAAGGGCATGGACTTGAACGCGGCCCGCCAGTTCGTGGAACCCGCCTCCATCGAACTGAACATCAGCGAAGCCGAATTCTATTCTGTCGGAATCGATGCTCTGGATGAAAAACAGAACGACATCAACTCCCTGGATGAATGGGCGAAGGATGCTTCCGAATCCATGGGTAACGCCCTGGATACCAACATCCTGAACAACATTTACACCTCGGTCAACTCGTACAACACCGGGGCCAGCGCCGGCAAGAAGTCCGGCGGATACAACATCGGGACCAGCGGATCTCCGATTACGCTCACCAAGAGCAACATCCTGGATTACATCTCGTACTGCTCCTCGGTACTTGGTGAGCAGAACATCCCGGAAACCGACCGCTGGATGGTCATTCCGGAAATCATGGCCAGCAGAATCAACACCTCTGACCTCCGTTCCGCCCTGTTCACCGGGGACCAGAGCAACCAGAACCTGCGTAATGGCAAGATGGGGGAAATCAGTAATTTCACCATCTACAAGAGCAACAACCTTAATGCAGTCACCGGCAGCACCTTCCCGATCATGTTCGGTCACAAGTGCGCCACCACCTTTGCCACGCAACTCGTCAAGAACCGCGTGATCGAACTGCAAAACACCTTTGGCCGGGCCATGGAAGGACTTCAGGTCTATGGCTACAAAGTCGTCAAACCGGAAGCCATGGGCTGCATGTACGCCGTCGCCGGTTAATCCACACACCACCTTCCCCCGGACCGCCATGGTCCGGGGCTTTCTCGTAAGGAGCATGCACTATGGCAACCATTGATCTTTCCAAAACCGGGACCGGCCCCTTCTTTGCCGCTTCCGGCCAGCGTTCCGGCGTAGTCCGGGAAACCATCGACCTTGCCGCCGCCCAGACCGCCAAAGGTTCCGCCCTCGCAGCCAGCGACATCATTAAAGCCATCAAAGTCCCGGCCGGCACACTGGTCCGGCAGGCAGGCACCAAGGTAACCAGCGCCTCCACTGGTACTACCCTGACCGCCGACCTCGGTATTGCCGACTCCGGATACACCGGATATGACGCGGACGGTTTCAACGCCGCCCAGGACATCAAAACCGCGAATGCCGAAGGTCATGGCGCGCCCGGCACCGACGCTTATCTGACCGCCGGCGGGTTCTATTGCGCCACCGCAACCACCATCGACCTCACCCTTGCCACCGTCACCGCCATCACCGCATTGGGCAAAGTGGAAGTCTACGCCATTTTTGACTGCCTCGGCGTTTAACGCCAACTCCCCGGCCTCGTAATGGGGCCGGGACTCTCAGGAGACACACATGCAATTTACCAATCTTGCGGTCCAGTTTTTTCGGGCCATGTCGTTCTTCAAGCTGGGAACGGCGGTAGCGGCCACCGACACCGCCACCATCACCGCCGCCTCCATGCTGCAAGGGCTGGTTGTCGGCACCCCTACCGCCGCTGCCAACTACACCACCCCCACCGCCACCGCCCTGATCACCGCCATGGGGGGGCAAACCAACGTCAAGGTTGGTGACAGCTTTGATTTCGCCATCCGTAATATCTCAGCCGGCGCTTATGCCATCACCCTGGTAGCCGGAACAGATATCACCCTGGCAACCGGCAACACCAACACCGTGGCCCAGGCCCACACCCGGCTGTTCCGTGCGGTGGTAACCGGAGTGTCCACCCCGGCAATCACCATCTACAGCCTGGTAGACTCGGCCCATTAAGAGGAAACAACATGCCAAACGCTGAAAAACTGAAAAACGAAACATGGGTAATCAACAAGGAAACCGGGCTTATCTTCATCCAGAACGAATACATGGTGGATAACCCGATATTGAAACCGTATTTCCCCACCGTGGATGAAATCAGAGCGGGGCGGAAGTTGGACAAAGTGGAAGTTCCGGTTCCGATCATCGAAGAAACCGCCCTGGCAGTAGAAGAACCGGCCGCTACCATCGTCATTGAATCTCGTAACGCTACTATTCGTAATGCCATCGCCAAAATCCCGAAAAAGGTCTGGCAGGATGGAAGGCCCAGGGTGGCCGACGTAGAAGCGGTTACCGGTTTCTCCCTGACCGTGGACGACATTGACACCGCCATGGCCGATATTCTGACCAAATGACCTCGGCCGAACTGCTTGCATACTGCCGGACCCGGTTGGATGATCTTGTCGGCACCGACTCGACCCGGATGTTTCCTGACAGCGAAGTGTATGGCTATCTCTCCGACTGTCAGGAAACAGTCGCCGCCGAAACTCTGGTGCTGAGGGGCAATTACACCCTGACTCTCACCGCCACCACCAGTGAAGTCAGCCACAACGCCGCTATTTTACGGGTCGATGACGCCATTTACACCCGTTCCAGCGTGGTAAAGCGGCTGTATCAGGTTATGCCGGAAGAGTTGCCGCTCACCATCAGTGCGGGAGACCCCGGATACTTCAGCATTGCCGCCAATCCGGGCTATGTCAGCTTCGACGCCGCCCCGGAAGCTGACGCCAGCATCAAATTGCGGGTACGCCGGATGCCGACAAACGCAATATCGGCGGTGAATCAGCCGGAAATACCCGCCTCATACCATAGGAGGCTGGTAAATGGGGTATTGGGGTACGCTTTCGCCAAACCAGACGTAGAAACCTACAACATCAATAAATCCATGACGTACTTCAAACTGTTCGCGCAGGATATTGAAGCCATCAAACGCATGGATTTACAGTTACACAAGCATGGTTTGAGGTTTCGGTATGTCTGAAGCCATCCTCTTCCGCAAATGCCTCGGCTATAACGACTCCCAGGCTATATCCAGCCAGACCTGCATCACTGACCCGCGCAGTCCGGACGCCGGAAAAACTGAACTGATCGCTGTCAGTAACATGACCACTACGTCAGACGGATGCATCCAGACCGTCCCGGCCCTTTCTACCGTTGTCACTCACTCGGCCCCAATCACACGGATTTCAGCGGGGACCAGGCTGATTTTCGGGGACGCTACCAACACAAATGAGTGGACTGGAAGTGCCGTTGTTCAGCGTTTCCCGGCTCAGACTGGTCCGATCTGCCACACCTCTCTGGACGCTCGGGTATGTGGGGCAAGTAAGGTCTACAAAAGCGCCGATCCTACAGGCACCATGGCCGAGGCCACCGTAGGGACCAGCCACAACCCCGATACCACCATCACCTATAGCGCCATGCCCCGCTTCACCAGCGCCTTTGACTGGAATGGCTACCTGTGCGCGGTCAACGCCTCCGATGCCCGGATATTGCAATACTCAGATCGGTGGAAGCTCGACCTCTGGAACCCTGAGACCGGTTTCAGGGTGTTCCCTGCCGCTATCCTGCAAGCCGGGGCTATCCCCGGTGTGCTGCTTACCACTCATACCTACGGTGTCACTGTCTGCACCGGTCAGTCTCCGGTTGATCCTCAACTAGGGCGCAAATTCCACTCTCTGCCAGTCATCAACGGCACCCTGTTCAGTGGGCTTGTATCCAAAAATATCGGCTTCGGGCATGTCTTTATGGCTGCTGATGGCGTGTACATGGCAGGCATGGATGGCACCGTGGTCAATCTGACCGCACAGGCTACCGACCGGCTGGACGCTCTCAACACCAGTTACAGCGGTGCTATTGTTCATGATGGTAAATATCTGGCGTTCGGCAACACGCTCACCGTGGAATACGACTTCCAGACCAAAGCGGTGATGCTCCGCAGAGGTGGGCTTGCCGGGGGCACGATCTGGCATAATGTCCCGTACTTCGCCAGTGGCAGTACGCTATGCAATTTCAGCACTTCTCCTGATAAGATCAATGGCTGCTCGTTCCAGCTCCCTTACTCGTACCTCGGGGCGGAGGGGCGCAAGTCGTTTGACAGCGTTTACTTCACCGGAGAAATCACGGACGGTTCACTGGATGTCATCGCTTACGACCAGACTAACCCGGCGGACCCTGAGTGCTGGAGGGTGACGGTAAACGATCCGGGCGTCGTGCAGAACTATCGGGTGAAGCTCCCCAAGGGGACCATAGGCAGCAAGGTTTCCTTCGGATTCGCGATGGCGGCCGGCTACTTGCGGGTGGAGGAAATGCGGGTCGTATTCGCGGCGGGCAACAG